AACTAAGGTCGAAGACGCTCGTGAGCAAGCTGCTAAGCATGTCTTGCGCAGCATGTACGAGAACGAGATTAAGGTGTACGAGATCTGGTGCGACTTCGCTCTTGATCCTACGAAGCGTACACCGGATCGGCTCATCATTACCTACGAGCGTGAGACCAGAACGTTCTTACAGCTCCGGCTGAACTGGTACTTTCACCAGCGCAAGCCGTTCGTCATCATTCCGTTTACGATTGCTAGCGATACGATGCTGGGCCTCGGCGTCATGGAGATGCTGCGACCTATCCAAGATGCCATTACAGCCTGGCAACGTATGGCTCAGGACAATGCCTACTTAGCGAACATCCGTATGTTTATCGCTAAGAAGAACTCGGGCATTGAACAGGTGCCGAGGCTGTACTCAGGCAAGACGTTCTTCGTAGACGATCCGACGAAGGATTTCATTCCCTTCGCATCGTTCGATATCTACCCTTCGACGTTGGCTGAACGGCAGAACTTGTTCGGCCTTGCGGAGAAACGTACAGGTGTTAGCGACTACCTTCAAGGGCGCGAATCACCGATCATTGGTACGAGAGCTACAGCTACAGCTACTCTGGCACTCATCAAGGAAGGCACGCAGCGCGTCGAAGAGGTCCTTGAGAACGTTCGTCAGGGTTACGACGAACTCATCCAGTTGTGTATCTCTCTCTGGATTCAGTACGGAACTGGTGGTCTCGAGGACTTGCTATTTGACGATGACGAGATTGCCAACAACGTCAAGAAGTTCTTCGCTATGTTGTCCGAGGAGAACGTTAACGGTGCGTTTGCGGTTGATCTGACCGTTACCGACGCTTCGACAAATCGCCAAGCGCAGCAGCAGATGCAGCTATCGCTAATCCAGGTCATGATGCAATACCTGGAGAAGCTTATCCAACTCGGCGCCGACGCGCTGATGGCGTCGAGGCAAGGCATGCCAGAGTATGCTGAAATGGCTAAAGAGGTCATGGCAGCGGCTCGCGTGATGTTCAAGGATCTAATTCAGAAGTATGACATTCGCAACTGGGAAGAATATCTTCCCGACCTAGCGAGGTTCTTGCAAAATGGACAGGGAACTGGACCAACTCCCGCTGTCGGATCAGGCAACGGCGGAGGTGCTCAAGGACGAGCTGGTGGACCTGAAGGACAATCACGCTTACCTGTTGGTTCAGGCCCGGCTCGCAGCCCGACACCAGCGAGACCTGCGACTCCTGGCCAGGGAGGCGGACACCCTGTCCTTACGGAAGCTTCAAGGGCGGGTTGAGGCGTTAGAGGAAGCAATGAACATAGTACCTGAGATGTTGCGAGAGATTCAAGAGACCAACTTTCCAGAGGAGCCATGATGGCAGCGCCTGTCGTTCCAGATGCCGGCGGTGGTCAGCCAAGGACCGACCGCGAGGTACTGAGAGAGCAGGTCTATCTCGAAGAGATAGATCAACAACTGAAGGACCAGCAGGCGAAGGACAAGGTAGCAGCAGACGAGGCTGAGGCCAAGCGCAAGGCTGAGGCCGAGGCCAAAGCGCGAGTCGAAGCGCAAGCGGCAGTTTGAGACGATCCGAGGGTCAAGGCACTACAGGATGCGCTTCGTATTAGTGAAGAAGCTCGGCTGCGGCAGAAGGCGCTTGCAGATCAGATTAGCGCACCGCCGCCTCCGGCAGAGCCGAAGGAGCCGACAGCTGAGGAGCTAAAGAGACTCTGGGACGAGAATCCGCTCGCAGCTATCGACGCGATGCTGGATCGGCGAGAGAAGGTGTTGACAAAGAACATCGACGTTCGACTGGGCGGGCTTGCAGCGAGCACAGCGTCGAGCGCTCGTGACGCGGCTGAGCGGAAGTATCCAGAGGAGTTCAAGGTTCTCGCGAAGGAGATTGATGAGACGATAGTAGAGCTGAAGAATCCCAACCTCTCGACAATGAAGAACTGGGACGACTTCATCGCCTTCGTGCGAGGCCGGAACTTCGACAAAGTCGTCAAGGCGCGCGAGGACCGAGTGAAGGAGGAAGCGGCCGCGGCTGCGAGAGCTACTCAGGCTGCAGGTGCGGGTGCTCATACGCAGTCCCAGATTCGTCCACCTGCGACAGCGACAGGTGGCGATCTGGACGATACAGAGAAGGAAATTGCTCGTATGCTGAATCCAGGACTGAGTCCTGACCAGGCATACGCCGAACATAAGAAATGGAAGGGAGTAGCACGATGACGGAACCAGTGAAGAACGAACCGGAGCAGCCGGTTACGAGGTCGGACGTCAAGGCTGCGCTTAAGAACCTGACAGAGAAGCTGAATCGTCAGGAAGGGCAAAGACACTCTGGTGCTCGCTCGCGCACGCCGAAGGCGAGGATGCTCGACGCGACGGCGTTGGAGAAGAAGGACCCTGAGCACTACTACCGGTATGAGAACACCGACGATCCTGGGAAGATGCAAGTAAGGATGGACGAGGGGTTCGAGACCGTACCGGAGGCAGAGTGCGAAGCAGCTGGCGTCAGATCGCAGGTCGGTGAGTTGCGTCTGATCCGCCAGCCGATGGAGGATCATGAAGAAGACGTTCGTGCGGCAAAAGAGTTGAATAAGCGTCGTCTTGAAGCTCACAAGACAGAGGTGTATGCAGCAGCCGAGTCGGTGCAGAAAGAGCTGCGGGACAAGTACGGAATGGACGTTCCGCTCAATCGGCTGTTAGTAGACGAGTAGCGAGGGGGAAGCATGGCTAGCCAGTTTCCACCCTTCATAGCTCACTCTGCGATCATCGAGGAACCGAGGGTCTACGAGGCGACGTTCCTGAGTACGGACGCGTCGCAGCCGTTCGAGTTCGTATTCTTCGATACGGCGGACAACAACGTGAAGACATGCGGAGCCGATCCGGCCCTGATCTTGGGGCTGTTGCTAGGCAACGCACCGGCTTCCGTGTTGTCTCAGAAGCCTCAGCCGTACGCTCCGAACAAGGCTCCGGTTGCAGTCCTCACCGCGGACGTAGTGATCGGTCTCAGTAGCACGACGACCCCTTCACTCGCGTTCGTGACGAGAGCAGGTGGGCTGACGAAGGTAACCGCAGGTGGGAAGAACTTCTGGCAGTGCGACACGTCGAAGACGGCGGGCAGTGCCAGGTTCATCATCATCGACGTGGATATTCCTAACGGAATCTTCTTCGTCCGCTTCAAGCCGGCAAACTTGCAGGGCCAGGCAGTCGTAAGCTAACCAGGAAAGGAGTCACTAAATGGTCATGGTACGTGGCGCCTTTTCGAACTTACTGGCGCCTGGGTTCCGTAAGATCGTCTTCGAGACGTACAAGGAGCGTCCTACGGAAGGTGACAAGTGGATCAACATGAATAAGTCGCAGCGAGCGTATGAGGAAGACTTCCCCATCGCTGGCTTCGGCACACTGTTGACCAAGCCGGAGGGTGGTCCAGTTACCTATCAGGACGCGATTCAAGGCGTTCTAAAGCGCTACATCTGGACCACGTACGGCCTCGGCTTCAGGATCACCGAGGAGATGATGGAAGATGATCTGTACGGTATTATGGGGGCGAAGATGTCCAAGGCCCTCGGCCGTTCAGCGAGGAACAACTTCGAGGTCGTTTCACACTCTGTGTTGAACAGCGCGTTCGACACGGCGGTGAACGGCTTCGAGTCGGGCGTTTCGCTGTGCAGTACCTCACACACGACGCTCAGAGGCCAGACGCAAGCGAATCGTCCGGCGTCGGACACGGGAATCTCGTTGCCCGCTGTGCAGGCTGCAATCGAGGCCTTCCATGCGCTCAACGACGAATCTGGCCTACCGGCCATGTTCATCCCGAGGCACGTTGTCTACAATCCGGCTGACCACTGGATCGTCAACCAGATCCTGAAGTCGGAGAAGCTGCCGGGCGGGAATCAGAACGACGTCAATCAGCTGAATCGTGAGGGGCTCACGCCCATGCTGTCGCATTATCTCACGATCGGCACAAGCTGGTACATCATCGCGGACAACCACGATCTGAACTACTTCGATCGTCGTCCGCCGAGACTGACGAACACCGATGACTTCGAGACGGGTGACGCGAAGTTCAAGCTAACCCGCCGGAACGGCTCGGGGTTCGGAGACTGGCGCGGCATCTACGCGTCGCAGTAGTGAGGAGGCTCTCAGGGGCCTCCGGGCCCCTTAGAGTTCAACTATGCCACTAGGTTCGATCAAAGGCTCATCGTAT